TGAAGTGGCCCTATCCCACACCCCCAGCGGTGCGGGACATCGTGGATACCGGTCGCCTTCGCGCCAGCCAGACCCGGGTCGTCAATGCCGACGGCTCAATCACCTTCTCCTGGCCGGTCGAATACGCAAACCAAGTCCACGAGGGCGGAGTTGCCACTACCGGTCTCCGCTTCCCCGGTCGTCCTTGGACCAAAGCCCCTCTCGAGGAGGCTCCCGCCAAGTTCGGCGAACTGCTGCGCTCCGCATTGGAGGCCCAGCAATGACGATCTCCACCCACTGCCCACCGGTCACCGCGCTCCGGCGCACCCTTGAGCTCCACATCCTCGGTCTCTACGAGAGCGACGGAACCACCCTCAAGGCATACACCGCCTGGCCTGGGTACTACACGCTCCCCGACGCCAGCCGCGTTCCCGCGGTCTACGTCACCGGCGCCTCGATGGTCCCCTCCAACTGGGCCGTCACCGGCATCGAGTGCGTCATCGAGGACGTCCCTGAGATCACCAGCCCTGGTTCGGTAGGCACGGTCCTGTCTTTCGAGACCTGGAACGTCCGCTTCACGAACTTCGGCACCAAAGAAGGCACCCGAATGCCGGTCTCGCTGCTGGACATCAGCCGCCGCCTGGCCCGCGCCTTCCCACGGGACCAAGTCACGTACATGGCCCGGACCGAGGTCACCTTCGAGGCCCTCACGGCCCGCATCCGCGGAGCCGTCCTGAACCCCCCGATCCCCTAAGGAGTCACCACCATGGCCGACTACGCCATCGGGTTGTCGTTCCACAAGGCTCACCGGACCATCGTCCGCGCCGTGGATCTGAACCCTCCCTGCCGCTACTTCGCCTCGCGTTCCACTGCGGGCCTGATCACCCTGCCCACCCTCGACGCCGGCTCCCGCTACGTCGAACTGCAGGGCATCACCAACACCAGCTTCCAGATCAACGACAACAACCAGGAGTTCCGCCTCCTGGGCGATGACGGCTGGATGGACTCGGTGATCACCGGTTCCTCGGTGCAAGCTTCCGTCACCGCCTACTTCCTCAAGGACACCGAAGTCCCCGCCGGCCAGGACTGCCCCGTCTTCCGCGGCGGCTACAACGAAGGCTTCGAGCTGATCCAAAAGGCCCGCTACAACAAGGACTACGAGATCTACATCGAGTTCCTTAAAGAGCTGGGTCAGGCCGACGGCACTACCGGCAACTACATCTACGACTTCACCGGCTTCAACGCCGTGATTCAGAACTACTCGGAGAACCTCACCGCTGAGGGCCTCACCGAGATCTCGTTCGACCTGATGTCCCGAGCACGCCCCGTGTTCGGCCGCTACGACGCCGGCTCCACCGCCATCAGCAGCGGTGGTGTGACCTCTTCGCTGCTCTTCCTGGTGAACGGCACCCGTCAGGCCGCAGTTGTGCCTGCCAACAATGCTTCGGCTGTGGCAGTGGGCGACGACCTGACCGTGACCTACACCAGCAATGGCACCGCTGCGCTGACCCAGCTTGCCCTGGGCCAAACCGACGGCTCCGGCTTCCGCCTGGAAGTCGCTTCCACCGGTGTGAAGGTGCCCGCCACCGTCAGCCTGGCCAGCAACGTGGTCACCATCAACCCGAGTGCGAACCTCGGTGCCGGCACCATCTTCCGCCTGGTTGTCGCCGACGGCGCCATCACTCAGGCTGTCGACGCCAACGGCGCCGCTTCTGCCTCTGGTGTCAAGCGCCCCATCCAAGGGTTCACCACGACCTTCCGCACCGCTTAACCTCCACGAGGACGGTTCAGCACACTCGAGCCCCGTACATCGGGGCTTTTTTCATGCCGCCATGCAGCACGATCTACTCATCGATCCCATCAACACCGTCTTCGCGGTGAATTGTGTGGTGGAAGGCTCCACGCTCCACTGCGGAGCCCTCTACCTTGAACCCCTCGTCCAGAGTCAGTTTATACGCTTGGCGTATGACGGCGCTAGCCTGGAGGTTGAAATCCCCACCGAGCTCGTCAACCAAACCACGCCGCATCGAGCGTGGCAGGTAGCGCTCCCTATCCGCAATGAGCAAGTACAGCGCACTTCTCTTTAAGCCCGCAACCTATTGTGAAATCGGGCCATTCCGCTTTCCTGTTTATCACGATTTAGTGCCTGGTGAAGCCAAGGGCATCGAGGAATTCTCTAAGAAGCAATCGCGCTCTACGTTTAAGTCTATCAAGCTTGCGCAGCGTATTGCTAAAGACAAGGGCATTAGCACCAAAGAAGCAGTTGAGCTGCTAGGCAAAGTAGGAAGTGAAGAAACAGACCTTGTCTACGAATACGCAGCAGAATTAGACGATCTTCAAGTCGATAGCATCGGTGCCGTACAGCAGCGAGTAGAATTCGTAACACTGTTTATGCAGTACAGGGGTGAATCCAAGCTGGACGGCGAGCAATGGGTACAACTAAAGGACTGGGAACAAGAAGACACCGAAAATATGCCGTCTAAACTCATGGATCAAGTCTTCGAGCTCGTCATGTGGGAGCGCGACGGCTGGCCCCAGAAGGACGAAGCAAAAAACGCAGACGACAACGCGGAGCAGGAGTTCAGCCCACCCCGGAAGAAATCCTAAGCGAGTGCGAGACCTTACTTAGAACTCCATTAACGGACTGGGACGATATCTACTTTAAGCTGCGGGCATCCCCTCTCAAAGATGACTTCACCCGAGAGCGGTTTGTCCGCACGCCCGTATCAGTCATACGTTGGGCAACCAAGCGTGCTTTAGATCACGAACAAGAGCAAGCCAACTTGCAAGCGCTGGCAACAGCACGATTAACAGCTACTCTAATACAAATAGCGCATGGTTTTTCTGGCTCTAAGGGCCCTGCGCCTAAATTGCAAGTAAAAGATTTCTTGCCTTTCCCTGACTGGAAACCTGACTTAGAAACTGCTGAAGGTCCGGACGAAGTTACTAGATACACATTGAGCAACTTGGCCCGAGCTCGAAGAATTCCAATGCACGTCTTCTCGGCTCTGATGACTCCCGCCAACCGGCAGTCTTAACATAGACATACCGCATGGTCGCAGAGCAAGGTGGCTGACTATACGATCCGAGTTGTCGCAGAGACCAAAGAAGCTGATGATAAAGTCAATAAGCTAGACAAGCGTCTAAGCAATATCAGTCAAGACAAGAAAATCAATATAAGTATCCCAAGTATAAATGAGACTATAGCTGGGGTAAAGCAATTAGGAGAGGCATTAGGGACAACATACAAGATAGCGCGCCAAATGCCTATTATAGGCGGCCGCATTCAAGACATTGAAGACCTAGGAGATATAGCGTCTAAAACAGGAGAGAAAGTCGTAAAAGCCTTTAGGCTAATTTCCAGTGCAACTCCAGGAAATTTACTAGGCACATCAATTAGCGCGTCGCTAAACGGTGTCGACAGCTTAACTAAAGCCACAGCCAATCTCGGCTACACCGTATTTGGAGTAACTCAATCTGTAAACACACTAAAAAGTGCATTCGGAGCTTTCTTTACCGATACTATCGGAAGGGAGATCCAGCTGCAAGAAGCCTTACTGCGTACAAAAACAACTCTAGTATCTACAGCCGATGTCGCGGTCAACGGTCGCCGAATAACGGATCCCTACGAAGCGATTCTAAAACTAGAAAAACCCATAAACAACACAATCGACAATATCAGACAACGTTCCCTTGAAATTGCGGGTACAACGTCCGAAGCTATTGTTCAAGTCTTTGGCGTCGTAGCATCTCAAATCGGCAATATCGGAGGAGGTCTAAAAGATGCTGAAGATCTAGCTATTACTTTTAGTGCCGCTCTCGGTACCCTTGGGCTCTCTGACCCGACGTATGCCACCCAAGAAATCCGCTCCATCCTGACCGGTACGATCGATCAGAACTCAGTCCTCGCGCGCTCTCTAGGACTCACCAACGAGGACGTCACAAAAGCAAAGAACTCTGCTGAGGGTTTGGTTGCCTTTTTGCAGCGACGGCTTTCAGCCTTCACCGCTGGTCAAGCGATGGCCGCAAAGGGCTTCGCCGGCATCACCAGCAACATCGCTGAGTTTCAAGACGAGCTGAAGCGTGCCTTTGGTAAAGGACTTCTAGCCCCACTTCTTGATGGCTTGACCATCCTGTATGAGCGCCTCCAGCTCGTCCTCAAAAGTTCCTTCGGGATCGCAGACGCACTGGGTAAAGCCTTCGGAGCAGTCGCACGAGGTGTCGTGGGCGCTGCAGCAGCGGCCCCAACCCTTGCCAACTTCAGTCAACGCCGCCAAATCGGCGTAGGGCAGCAAGGCGAGCAGGCCGCTGTTCAGATGTTCCTGCAGATCCAGAGCGCGGTGGACCGCTTGCGTCCCCAAATCGCAACTCTGGCGGATCAAGCCGTAAAAGCGGTAGCGCAGATCGCAAGTGGATTAGCAAATCTTGCAAAAGGCTTCGCTGCTTTTAAGTTTGAGCAATTCAAGATTTATCTAAGCGCTCTGATCGGCGTTGGAGAAGTACTTAACAAAACAGTAATCCCCGCATTTACCGCACTGCTAAATATATACGGTGAAATTCTAAAGAATCCCATAGCTCAGTACCTAAATCAGCTCGGAGCGCAGTTCGATGTTTTGAACCGCGTAGGTGTACTTCCTTTGGCGAAGACTTTATTTGTACTTCGCAATGTTGTTCCAAGTGTTCTAGATACCGTACAAAAACTAGGACAAGGCTTCAACTGGCTCAAAGTACAGCTTGCCGGTGTCGCTGATCTGATACTTACTGGTTTTTCTGCAGCTATCGCAGGTGCATCGACCTTAGTATCGAATCTAGGTCGAGTACTCGTCACAGCAGTTACAACGGGCATAACTGCCCTGATTGTCGGACTACGAGCTGCAGTTGTTCAGCTTGGCGTCTTCTTAATTCAGATAGCCGAGCTCGTGCAACAGTCTGGTCCGAAATTCGGACAAGTCGCTGTTTTTATTAGTCAGATCGGACAGGCACTGCTAGGCGTAGACGCAGCTTTCCAAAAAGCTCAAATTAGTGTTGCTCAGTTCGGCATAAGAACAGCCAATGCCCTTGATAGTCTGCAGGTAAAAACACAACAAGTGCGACAAGGTATCGCAGATTTCAATACTAGCGTTAGAGACAACTTAGGGAAAGCCAGCCAAACAGTCGGCTCCAAAATAAAGGAAATGATCACGAGCTTTGTAAGTTTCTCTCTACAGCTCGTTGCCCTACAGCTAGCAATTACTCTAGCTTTTGATTTGTTCCAGCGTTTCCAACGGGCCCAACAAGAGATCGCCGACCAAACACGCGCAGAACTGGCGGTCAAACGACTGAGCACTGTTTACGCCGAGGTCGGAGAAAACGCCACAGCAGCAACCAAAGCAGCCAAAGCGTTTGAGCAACAAATACTCAGCAGTCGTGTAGATGATCTAACTAAAAAACTGGGTGGCCTAGTAGATCAATACACCAAACTGAGAGACCTCGAGGCCGAGATAGCTTCGAGCTCGGGTGGTGCTGACAACATAGCCGCAAATGCCAAGGCATTCTTCTTAAGCTTTAGCCAGAGTCTAGATCCTCAGAAGATCCGCACACAAATTGCACGAGTTAGAGATGAATTAAATCGCCTATCTGAGTTTCAGGATCGCCTAAAAGAAAATGATAAAGCCAAGGACGACGTTCAGATACTTGCCAAGGAACGCCTAGGACTTGAAAAAGAGCTGAAAGAGGTTCGCAAACAGCTCACGAAAGAGATCACAGATTTTGAGTGGAGTGAGCGGCAGAAATCTCTGCAATTAGAGCAGCAGATGCGTGATGCGCTGGCACAGGAGCAGCGTTCCCAGCTAGAAGAGCGTCAGCGAATTGAGAATCGAGGATTAAGTGATATAGGCAACAATCTCAAACAAATCTTTGACGAGTACGAGACAGCTCTCTTCGACGCCCAGGTCGAAAGCCAGCGTCAGCAGACCGAGCTCGTTATCAAACGCAATGAGATTGAAAAACAACTAAGCGACTACAAATACAAGCTGGAAGAGCAGACATTAAAGCTACGCGAGAAGATGGGGCAGATGAACAAGAAAATCGTAGATTACGAAGCAGCACAACGGATTCGCGCATCCAAAGAAGCCTTACGCTACGCATTACAAGCAGCAGCCATTCAAGGTGAAGACTTTGTAGTTACTGACGAAGACAAAAAGAGTTTCCTTAATGCCGCGGCTCAACAAGGCGTGAGTGCCGAGCGCGCCCTAGCCCTTCTTAAAACTGGAGCTGGACGCAACCTCGGTCTTAGTAGCGCCACACCAGCTCAGCAAGTCATCGCTGCCCTGAAAGAGAACTATGCGGGAGCTTTGACCATGTCTGCTCCCGAGTTTGAGAATGCGCTGAATATGAGAGCCAAAGCCTTTATGGGTCAGTCCCAAGGCGGAACTTTTGCTCTTCAATTAGCAGAACAGGAGCTAGGTACTGGGCGGTTTAAGCGTACAGCTCCTGTAGCACCACCCAAGATGGAGGAGCTTGGTTCATTCGTGGATATTGGTGGTAACACCGCACGTATGCGCGCCAGTCTCGAAAGTAACTTCGCTCTAGCTCGCGAGCTCGTAGACAGGACAAGCGCAATTCGTGACAACCAGGACTTAGCTCGATTCCTGGAACGCCTCGGAGACCCAGCTAACTGGGGTGTAGCCGCAGCTGAAGTGGGGCGACTCGACAAAGAAATACTGCAGCTTAAGAATGATACCGAAGCTCTTAGCAAATCCATTGCCAGCGGATTAACTGATCCGTCAGCTCTTCAGAGCATCACGCCTGTTAAAACCGCTATAGATGTATTCCTGACTCAAGTTTATGATCAACTCGCCAAGAGCTCTCTTCTTAAAGGTGTATCTCCGGACATTATCTCACGCAACAAGCAAGGAGTATCTGATGTCTTAAGGAGTGCCGCAACAGGCACTACGTCTCTAGCAGCAGCCCGCGCTGAGATTGATCGCTTACTCGGTGGCGCGCCCATACTTGCAGACGCGATCAAAGCAATACTTGGAGATCCCGGCAAGAACACTGGAATCATCGGCGCTCTACGCAATGCCGCCGATTTAACCAAGCGCCAATCGCAGCTTCTGCTGGAAACCCTTAGAAATGACTTCACCAAGCTCATACAGCAAGCTATTGATATTCGTCCTGGAGTTCAAGGGCTGCTTGATCGCTTCAGTCAAGCTCAACAAGCACTGACTCTTCCGGGTTACTCACTGGAGAATGCAAACCGACGCTCAGATCTAGCTGCTCAGACTTATCTAGGCTCGCAGTTGAACCGACTGACACCCGAGCAACGAGCTGCAAACCCGAACTTAGTTCCAGAGCTCCAAGCCCAAGCAAGTCAGCTCGCAGAAAGCTACCGCCGTACCAACGAACAGCTCGATCCACTGAATAGAGCCGTGGAGAACTTCGAGCAGAGACTCGGAATGGCTGTCGCAGCTACGGAGGCATACGCCACAGCCAGTCGTGGCCTTCTCGAGAGCCTCTTCAGCGGAACCACCGACTTCCGGGAAGCACTAAGCAATTTCACACAGACTATTAGCCAAGGATTCGTACAGCAATTCCTAGATATCGCAATGGCACCCATGCAAGAGCAAGTGTTCGACCGCATGAAGAAGCTATTTGGTGTTGAATCAGCTCAGGAGAAAGTAAACCGAGAATTTGCCAACACCGGCATTAAATTCGATACCGCAGTAAGCACCTTTGATGCTGCGGTCAACACTTTCCGCTCTAGTCTCAGTGCAGGCATTGGTGGCCCCGACCTTGATGCCAACACCTCAGGGATCCCTTACGGCATCCGAATTGGCGACACCGTCGGTTCTTTAGCCCCAAGAAAACAAGTACCTGCAGCCGGTATCAAGCTTCCCGCTCTTACCGGAGCCGAATCCGAGTACGAAATGATGACGCGACTTGGAAACCTCGGTCCTGACTACGTCACAGAGATCGAGGGAATGCTCGAGCAATCCTTCAAGGGCATCGGCGAATCCCTGACCCAACTCGGCACCGTCGCCGAAACCACCAGCCAGCAGACCGGAAACGCCGCCGCCACCGGCGAAAAAGGCTTCGGCAAATTCCTCGGCGCCATGACCGGTGTTGCCACCGGCGCCCTCGCCATCACCGGCGCCATCCAAGCGATGCAGGACTCCGAGAGCGGCACCTACGGCACCTTGATGGGCATTGCCGGCATCCTCGGCGGCCTCGGCGCCATCGCCGGTGGCATCGGCGGAATCATGAAACCCCCCGGCCGCGCAGCCGGTGGCCCCGTCTCTGCCCGTCGCCCTTACATCGTCGGCGAGGTCGGCCCCGAGCTGTTCATCCCGGGCGCCGGCGGCACGATTATCCCCAACGACCAAATCGCCTTCACCGGCGCAGGCGGCGCTACTGCCGAGTCCGGCGGCTCCGGCATGACCGTGCCCTTCCAGCAAGGCGGCTCCTCGGTCTCGAACGCCTTCTCCACCATCAACAGCACGGCGATCCCCTTCACCAAGTCCACCGAGCGCATGGTCGCCGAGCGCTCCGAGCGCGAAACCATCGCCGCGATCAACAATCCCAAGCCCCTCGACGTCCGCTACGAGTCCAGCGTCATCAACAACGTCGAGTACGTCACCGCGGAACAGCACCAGAAGGGCATGGCCGAAGCCGCCGAGCGCGGCCGCACCCTCACGCTGTCCGCCCTGCAGAACTCCATCAAATCCCGCCGCCAGGTTGGCCTCGTCTGATGAGCACCTTCGCCTTCGTCAACTACGCCCGGTTCCTCCAGAACGACGGCACGGCGACTTCGCCTCTCCACGCCTATCAGAACTTCTCCGTGAATCAGCCCCGCATCTACGGCGGCGTCACCTACCAGTTCGCCCCCTTCGGTGTCTCCACCGGTGCCGGTGCCAAAGGCGGCGACCGCTCAGAAGCCACCCTCGGTGCGGGCACCAACGCCATCACGGTCAACGTCTTCGCCGAGGCCGTCAACAGCCGCTGGCTGCTCGAGCTCAAGACCGTCTCTCTCGACCCAGACACCTTCGCCGACGCCGTACTGATCCGCACCGAGACCTGGCGCGTCGCCCGCTACGAGATGGACACCGAAAAGATTTTGCTCAAACTCACTTCACCGCTGGACGCAGTCCGCGACCAAGTGCCCCGCCGCTATCTCAGCACAAAGCTCGTTGGCGCTCTACCGAGCTCGGCAACGTTGGTGGTGAGCTGATGCCGACTTGGATGCGCTGGATCGGCCTGCCCCACGGCTTTGGTGCTCACCCCGAGGACGGCATCGCCTGCGACTGCGTCCTCATGGTCTGGGCCGTCCTCGATGAAGCAGGCGTCCCCCATCCCTCATTTGAACAACGCTGGCTTGACCTGGCCAGGTCAGGCGACTGGCCCACTCTTGAGCACCTCTGGGCCTCCGGCACCCGAGAGCTGCCTGCCCCCGAGCCCTACGCCGTGACGCTCCTCCACAACGGTCCCGCCGGCCTCGGTGTCGGTGTGGTCGTGGACGACGGGCTCCTCATGGTCCACCACAAGCGCGGCGTCTTTTGGGCGCCGTTGTCCGCCTTCAAGCGCCTGCCCTTCTACGCCTTCGTCTGATGGACCCTCGGCTCCTTCCCTCTGACCGCTACCTCGCTTCTTTGTTGGGCCTGACCGACGAGGAATACGCCTGGTTCAAAGCCGAGGTCCGCCGCCGCAACGCAGAGGCTCCGGTACCCGCCGTCACCGCAGGCGCCGAGACACTCGCGATCATCTCCCTGGTGCTGACCGTGCTCTCGGTCGGCTTCACCATCGCTGCGAGCTTCTTCAAACCGAAGCCCAACGAGGGCGATCCTGCTCAACTCAAGGCGCGAAATCGAGGAGGCCGAGCCCGCACCGAGAACGAACGCTTCGTCCCGCGCTACGGCTTCGACTCCTCCCAGGACATCACCACCCTCGGTGCTGTCATCCCCATCGTTTACGCCCTGCGCGAAACCATCGGTGGCACCACCTACGGCGGCGTCCGGGTCAACACCACCCTGCTGTGGTCCCAGCTCTACAGCCTGGGGGGCTCCCAGCTCCTACGCGCCATCTTCCTGGTGAGCGAAGGCCCGATCACCTCGCTCGACGCACGGAACTTTGCCTCCGGCGGAAACACCCTCGCCAGCTACGACTTCGGCAACGCAACAGCCAACCAAGTCGGCTCCCGCATGGCCGTCTACGGCCGCTACGCCA